ATAGAGGGGAACTGTTGGTTGTGCAAGGTTAGTAATTGCGGATCTAGCGTATGGCAGAGAACTTGTTAACCACGTCCACAACCATGTAGTACCATGACCTGCTGTAGGATCTGCAATCTGAATTTCTAAGACTTCTTCTTGAATTGTCAAATCGACATTAGATAGATCTTCGATATTTGTTACATCATCCGTCTGGGTCTGTGCGACTCCACCCACTGTTGCTGTCTTTTTTAGTTTGCCGGTGTTATCGACTTCAAATTGTACTGTGTTGTTGCCGGCACCAACCTTTATTTTTGTGAATTCAACGCCATCACCGCCAGACTTAATCGTTTCATCGCCAATATGAATAGTGCCGGAGTCGATGTATAAATCTCTAAATTTATTACTTGCACTACCTAAATCATATGTGATATTTGCAGCGGGTATAATATGTTCTGAGATTGCTGATAGGTTTGCAGACCCTCCAGATGAAGAAGAAGAGTTCCATACCCCATCAACACTGTTATATGTGTATGTGATATTTCCTGATGTAAAATTTTGCCCATTGGTTGGACTTGAAGGGAAATCTACTGCCATTAAAATAGTCCTATAATTTTGTATTATTTATTTTACAAGACTATTTATAACAACTCATCCAGTAATGATTTTGTAGATTTCTTTCCAATTTTGAACCCGAACCGCTTTTCCACTATAGTACACATTGTGGTCGTGAGCGATAAGAATGCCATTGAGTCCCAAGTTAATTCCAACATCAACATTTTCGGGTTTATCTTCTACCCAATAACATTCTGTATCCCGATAAGGTTCTAGGGCATCATCTTTGTCAGCACCAGTGTCGAGATATACATATTTTTCAAAAGCTGTGTTTCCGAACAATTCCCGAAGGTTTTTTGTCCGGAGGTGACACGCATATTGATCGGTACTCAAACTTGTAATTGCATGGAAAACATAACCATATTCTTCGTGCAATTTTTTGACATATTTAATTGCATCCCGCAAAGGAGGTAGTTTCCGAATTGCGGCACTTTCATTAAACATCCGTACCAATTTTTCTTTTTCACAATTTGGCAATCCATATTTGACACCAATATCATACTCACTACTTCCGGTTGCGACATAACCATGCCGATCCATCCACGAAGCAAAGGCGTACCCCCAATCTAGGAGTACGCCATCACAATCAACCAAGATTGTTTTATTTTTCACTGCAATCATTATATATTCCTTCTATGATTCTCTCTATACTAATAATGTAACATAATATAGAGAGAATGTCAAGCACTAATCAACTTTTACTTCTTCAAATTCTGCATCTAAAATTTCATTCGATACATCTTCAAATTCCAGATTTTCTTTCTCATCTATCAGATCTACACCGGACCCTAGACATGGTTGGAGTTTATTAAGAGCCGACAATTTTTTCAGTTTCAATTGTTTAATCAAATAACTATATTGATTTTGTTTCAACAATTCCTCTTGAAAAATTGCATTGTTATGTGCATTGCGTTTGAGTTGGGCAGTATGTCGCCGGTTGACTTTTTTATTTGCTAGATGTTTGTTAAGTTTAGTTTGACGTTTCATGTTATTCTTCCTTTAGGTCTGGTGATTGTGATTTTATTAGATCGATCATTCCTTGCATATTACTAGACATTCCGCATATCAAATCTTCGATCCGGTCAATATAATTATGCATTGATTGATGTTGTAATTCTAAAATATCAATTCGCTCCTGCAATACTTCAATTTCAGATAATGGTGATAGTAGGTCGTTCATTTTCATTTCCTTTAATTCCCATGCAATGCAAGGATTACAGCATTTTCAATTAGAGCCTGATCTACAGGTTCCCAATTTACGATAGTTTGTTCTTTAAAATAGAACATCAAAGACAGTCCTAAAGTGAAGAAAATTAAATCCCTCCACCTTAATTGTCCCAATATCCATCCACGAATAAAATTGTACATTTTATATCCTACATATAAAGTGGTCCGGTCCACTGGATTGTATAATCACCATCTAGGATATTTCCCCGAGCGTGGTTCCGAGCAGGGGTTGCCCAACCCGCAGCCTTCAGAAGATCACCTTTCCGAAATTTTTTGTCATTGTCGCCTTTGACAATAAATCCCCAAACAGAACCTTTGGTCATGATTTTGACATATTTACTACCCTCTTTGACGGACAGTCCTTCGTTGAACTCGGAAATCATTTGGTGGTTGATATCCGACAACACCCTGTCGGCATCGCCCCGCGAAGTAAACATGGCATAATCTGATTTGATTGTTTCGAGGAGTGTTGCGATTTGGTCTTGCATTTTTAGTCCTTTCAGTGACTAATGATTCTTTCTATACTATAGTTCTAACATATAATGATAGTAGAGTCAAGCGTTAATTCGCATTTTTTCCAATTCTTTTTGCTGATTTCCGACAATATATTTTAAGTCGTCGTTTCTTTGAGCAAGTACCATCGCTTGAGCTTTCCAGTATGAAAGCTCACCATTGTATACTCTTTGTGTTGGTAAAAGTTTTAATGTATTCATAACGATTCTCCTTTGTGATTCTGTTTCTATGACTACAGTACCACAAAGCGACAGGGGAGTCAATAGTTAATTTACCGAATAATTAACCATAACATCTATTTGTTGTCCGATACGAACATTGGGTCGATTATTGTTTGCATATACCGACCGGCGAATAGTTGTTCCGTGTACTCTTATATCTAACCAATATTGTTCGATTACCTGATACGAATTGCGTCTGTTTACTGTACGACAACGATTTTCAACTCTTGTATAACTTGATTGATTTGCACCAATAATAGCACCTAAGATTGCGCCCGTATTTCGGTTGCGTACTTTACTTCCGCCGCGTAATGAACTACCAATGATTCCACCAATTATAGCTCCTTGTAAGAGATTTTCGTTGCTGACCACAGGAACTTGTACATTATTACAAACTAATTCTGGCACATTTTCGTATTTTGTACTGTAGATAGGTTGTATTCCAACAATAGTTCCGGTTGTTCTTTCCGCAGCCCGTACCGATAAACTTAAAGAGTGCGAACATGCTGTGAGTAGTGCCGAAAGGGCGACAATTTTGATTACTGTTTTTATCATTTGAAATTTTCTCTCAGATTTTCTAGGGCTCCAATCACGATTGATGGATATTCCCCCAAGTAACTACCCGCCGATAGATCGTCCAATTTGATTAAATCTTTATGGTGGTGGGTTATAAACATAAAGTTTTCTAGTATTTTTTTTGCAAGCGCATCATATGCGCCATCTGTTAGTATTGGGTCGTCATCTTTATAATACGCATATGACGCCATCAAATAATAAGGAATGGTCATATTTTCATTCTTATCAATAACACCCTTCATATGCGTATCAATAATCATTAGACTCGTTGACTTTCTGCAAAGTCTTTTGCCTTCTGTTCATCGACAAAGAATTTCTTTGAGATGACAGACCGGCCGTCTTGCGACCAGACAGAGTTGACTTCGGTTTTCTTTACTTCGAAACCGAAAATGTGATCCCAATTTACAATGGGAGTGAGTTTAGTGTAACACTTGTAGTTTTTATTTTCTTTAATTTTCATGCTATGTTCATTACATCCTGTGCATAATTTTTATATTTGGGTTCTTTGAATCCGTCAAGTTCTTCCATTAACATCATCATACGGTTTTTGATAAAATAGTCAAATACTTTTCGCATATCTCCTTTTGGATCGTTATCAAATTGGGCAATAATATTATCTCTAATATCACTAGGAACTTTTGTAAGGTCTACTAACTGTTCATTTCTCTTGAATCTCGCAAGCATATTCACATCCATAAAGTCTTCGGGATTGCGAGACATATCCATCCAGTTTACTAGACTTTTTTTGGTAATTGGCTTCTGACGGCGATTTTCTACAAAAACTTCATCATCTGAAAGAAAGTTGGGAATACCGTCCGACTTATCGCCACGAATGATATGTTCACGCAGAAATTGTTTCGGGTTGTCCTCTTTCAGAAACTTTTTCATAATTGTACTGTATTGTGAAACATTGGGATATTTTTGTAGTTGTTTAAAGTCTTTGTCACTTGAAACAATCATACACTTTTCACTAGGAGCAAATCTCTGCACCAATACCGCAATACAATCATCAGCCTCTGCGCGTTCTACCTCAACAATTTTGTAAGGGAAAACTTCTTTTAGGTCGCGTTTCATATCATTCATAGTATTGAAGATAAGACTCCAATCTATACCCGATGATTCGCGTTCTTTCTTTCTTGAAAATTTATAATAAGGAAAAAGATCTTTTCTCCAATAATTTTTATTATCACAACAGATAACAACATTGCCATATTCACCAGAAAACTTTTTCTTGATGTTAAGCAAACTTGTAAGGATCATATGGCGCACAAGATTTTCATCAATCTCACTCGTCCGTGGCCCTACTTGTGTCATTAAGTTGGAGATAATAACTTGACTTAGGTCTATTAGAATCATTTGTCTATCTCTGTTTTGTTTCTACTACTATATATTACCACAACTACGCAGGGATGTCAACAGTTTTATTGAACCATTCTGGAATTTGTCGTTTTGTCCACACCATATTGAAACGATCTTGTTTGGTTTCATAGAACATACGGTAAGATTTTACAGGGTCTTCGGGAAAAATACACTCTGGACGTGCCTTCATTGCTAAAGGAAATGCAGTAATGGCGTATTTGTAGCCTTCTTTGATATTGTTGGGACGGGATGCTAATGCAGTACGCAATAGTGTATCTGTTAGATGAACTTTTCCGTAACGATATGTGTACTCTCGACACAATTCTAAAAAATGGTCATAATGCCACATATAGTTGTTATCACAAATCATAGTCCACACTGTACATGGATGACCCATGTGAACAGCCTTATATAAGACGCTCTCACGCGCATCAGTCAGTTCCCAGTACTTTGACATAGTTTTACCCGACTTGGACTTACGGCGGGTTTCCACACCGTCTAACATACGATGGGCAGTAGAAAGCATCTGAGCACTTTCTACTATCATTTTTACCACATGTTTGTCACATTGCAATCGCGCAGCGACTTTGGGGTCTTTATCTAATATAAAGATATTCACGAATCATCCTCTCTTGTTACAATTAAATATACCACAAGAGAGGCTGAGAGTCAAGTATTATTTTTCAAGTTCGTTTTTGAATTCACTAAAAGATTTCGTATTTTCTTCGCCCATATTTCCATATTTTCTGAATTTTGTAGGACTTTTTTGATTCGGCTCTTTATGCGTCATTTTCTTTGCTTTTTTGAGATTGTCCATACCTTGCATTGCCCGATATTTGCTGGTGTAAGTGGCAGCTTTGTCCTCATCTCCGGCCTTTGAAATTTCTTTAAAAACTCTATTTGTATCAGATTCCAGTTTTTCCATTGTTCTTTGATACTTTACAGAATTTCCAGTAGTTTGCATCATTTTTTCTAATTGTGTATGCATGTCTATGATTTCCTGCATCTCTACTTCTAGACGTTTAACAAATTCCTTTTGATCTGCTGGGATTTGGCGCATTGCTGGGCCACCATATTTCGGAGTTTGTGCTTTAGTACCATTCCCATAAAACTTAAATCCTTTATCAAGCTCTTTTTTAGCCCATGTCCACTGTTTTTTGGCTTTGCGGTGAAAATCTTCTGCTTCTTTTTTAAATTGGTCGCCACGCAAACTATCGTTTGCAGCGTCTTTACCAGAAGATGGTACTGTTGACTTTTGTACAAATCCGAGATGTTTACCTGTCATTTTTTCAATTTTATCTAGGACTTTACCGATTCCCTTGTCAATCAATCCGACCAACTTTTGTTGAACATATCCCTCATTTAGTTCATCAGAGCCATTCAAGTCTTCACGCAATTCTTTAAAAGTTTTCATTTTTCTTTCCTTTTTATCTTTATTTATAATAGTGCCATCTTACAGATATAATAAGAGTCCACTATATCAGATGTGGGATTTCCAATCTTTTCAGATTTAATGACAAACTCTTCTTGTAAATTTCTTGAAGTTTCTTGTAAAAATGATTCATACATTTTTTCTTTGTTCGCATTTCCTTTTCCGGTTGCAAACTTTTTGATTGCCATCGGCGCGAAAAGCTTATATTCTATCTCTGCGTTCCAAATTTTCCATTTCAGCAATCCAGTATTTTCTGCTATATGAAATACTTTGCCTTTCGATCCATAACTATAATCTTCTATTGCAACATATTCAATCTCATTTGATATAAGAATGTCTAAGGCCCAATCAGATATAAAGTCATATCGTTCTTCGGGGGTTTTCCACAATTTAAACTGTGGACTACCCTCTATATTTTTGTATTGATAATCTTCGTATTTTTTGACACCGGAGAGAAAAAATGATTGACAATTTTCAAAACTGAAATTTTCTTTCTCTCCGGTATAGATAGTCACCGCTGGACACGATAAACTATAATCAATACCACCTATTCTTCGTCCATCCATAATTCACTCTCGTCCACTTCATGCTCTGGTTCATCTATATTTATATAGATTTCAAGAGCCTCTCCGCAGACAGGGCAAAATCGAACTTCTTCATCGTTATAGGTTTCTACTTTAAATTCAGCAGAACAGTGTTCACAACCTGTAGTTTCCATTTAATATTCCTTAAATAATCAGATGTATATAGTAATATTAAAAAGTTATCTCGCAGGCACCACCAACACATGCGGCAGAACCCATTGTGTCAATGTCTGTGAATTTCTTAGTTGTCAACTGATATGTAAAATCAACATGATTCATATTCTGTTGAATCTTAGTCCACTTATGACACAAGAAAACATCCTTGAGACAATATTCTGCCTGTTTAGTATCTTTCATAAAGTAATTGTCTGCAAATTTCTTAAACCTACGAATCCACTCGGCACGTAAATCTGAAATTTCACCTTGATATTCTACAGGCATTTGTGCAACCGAAGTCGCTTCCCATAGATTGTCAAACCCTTTGCGAGTATCTACAATCAATCCAGCGGCGAATAATGCACCACGACCATATTTTGCAACGATCTCATCTTCATCCAAAACTTCAGTCATTGGGGCCTGATGAAAGTCTTTGTCGCCCATTCCAGACAAGAATGATACACCCGCGAAGTAGTCTTTATTCGCAAATAGATAATCTTCTACCTCTCCCCACATATGTTCTGGGACCGTAACTGTGTTAGATACGTTGTGTCGAACTGTCGGATCTGCACAAAGATGTTCATTAGTACCAGCCTCAACCCAATTTTGTTGAACCATTTGTACTTTTTCCAATAATGCAGTTCCAAACAAATCTTCCTTATACAAAGAACCCTCTGGAGAAATTACTGGAAACCCGATACAATAATCAGTACGACTTGTAGACCATACCGACTCTTCAATCATATACGGATTGGTTTTGGCGATAAGTTGTGCCACCTCTGCGTCTTTATTCATTTGCACATGACGAATATATTTTGGAGAATGTTCTGCGTGTATACCAGATGCAGTTTCCAAGAGAACAGAAGCATTACCAGATGGTTTGACGCAAGTTGTTCGAGCAGCCTGATTGATATTAATCAATTCTGCAACCTGTTTATTGACTGTCTTGACAATTTCCGCACCATTCTTTTGAATATCTACATCAAATAACACATCTGGATTATTCATCCATCCTGTCACTGACACACCAAGTAGCGCTTCACGTTCAAAAATTCTTTGCGATGTTTTTGATAGATATTTAAAGTCGGTATATCCTGCCTGCAATGTACCCATGATAGCACCCGCACGACAGGCCTTAAAGAACTCTTCTTTAGTGGTACACTTACCACCATTGATTTCGGTAAGGTTACACCCCTGCCAGCCGCTCTCACCGTCTATCTGGGGATACATACCAATTTCCACACATGGGTTTGTGGTATGTTCTGTATTGTCTACAAAGTAAAATCCTGGCTCACCAAACTCTTTGATTGATTTCATTGCGTTTGAAAATTCGCTCTTAGTGATTTCACTACGCACGATCACTGCCGAATTGTTAGACCGTCCACGTTGTGGATTATCAACAAACCAGTTACCAGTTTTTGCAGTCAACATTTCCTCATCGTCTTTGGAAAACAAACAGATAGTCGCAGAGCGTCTTACACCACCCGCCAGTACCGCATCAGCAGCATGCATGGATATGTCATATACATTAATAGGACTCAACCGTGTGACACCTTTTAACACCAAAGATTGAATTAGGTGTTCGATTTTGTCAAGTGCTTTACGAAGTGGTTCTGGGCCGGGCGCCTTAAATCCGCCAGAAATCATTGCACCTTGAGGTCTTACGCCAGATATATCGAAATATACTTTGCGACCCTCAAACTCTGGGCGTGTTCCCCCACCTACAAAATAGGATGACATCAATACTCCCAACGAGTCAGCCCAACCTTCGATGCTATCTTCTACTTGCCAACCTTTTGCCTGTTTCTTTCTTTCTGCAATGTCTGGAATTCCTGCAACATGATGTTTCTGGACGGAGAATCCCGCGCCGGCGCCGCAGAGTAGAATATAGAATAATTCTTGAAAGTATGCGGCACGGTCTGCATATGTGGATGTACAGTTATACATACGCATTTGATGTTTAAGTAGTTGATCACCGCCGAATTGTAATGCACGCTGCGCTCCTAGAGCATATTTTAATTTATACGATGATTCAGCCTCATCGATCAACAATGACAATTCTGGTGTCATTTTGTCTTTATAAAAATTTCTATGCATATCCATGACGCGAGTTACCGACTCATCCCACGATTCGTATCGTTCGAGACTATCATCCCATCGTGAATACGATTCATAAAATTTTGCAGATGACATTACTGATCTAGCGTCCATATCTTTATTATTTGAATTTACTACTTTTAACATTCTTTTCCCTCTTTAATGAATATTCTAACATCTTTTCCAAGATGCTATTTTTAATTTTGCTTCCAAGTCTTTACTGGTAGATTTACTTAGTATTCCCTGTAATTCTGTATTGTCGATTCCTGACAAAATCATATCGTTTATATCTTTTTGTCGCACCTTTTCTGGCCATATCACAACTGAAAAATTATTGTCTATCGACTGTTCTATTTTCTTTACAATTTCCTTGTTTCTAGGCTCGTTATCATAGACAAATACTACGTCTGAAAAGTCTTTAAAGTAACTTCTGTCTATGTCACTACCCGCCATAGCGAGAGCGTTGTCTACAAATAATGAGTCTATCGGACCTTCGACTACATATACAGTCTTAGTTGGATCAACTCTATCCAAACCATATATTTTCGGAACATCTTTAACCTTAATAGTGATATATCTCATATGAGAATTTGGGTCAAGAGATCTGCCCTGCAATGCAATTAGGTCGCATTTTTCGTCAAAAAATGGTATGACTATTCGTTTTTCTTTTTTGGGAATATTGTTTTCGACTTTGAGTTTATCCACAAGCAATTTAAAATCATCTGTGTAATATAACAAATCCAATTTGGGTATATTTCTACCCTCACAATAAACTCTGGCCGGATGAGACTCCGACAAGTCTGTTATCTTTTCTCCATAATCAAATGTACACCTAGTCGAAAACTTTGGCGTAAAGTCAAACTTTATAGGTACGTCTTTTTCTTTTATTCCAGCAGGAGCACTTTTTCCCTGCTTCCACTTTTCCATAACATACTCTTGATATAATGATACGTTGACTTCCTTGATAAAGTTACCAAGAGACATACCCGCACCACAATTGTGACACATATACCTAAAGTTGTTTTTCTTTTCGTAAAGAAACCCACGCATTTTATAGGTTTTCTTTTGAGAATCGCCACATAAAGGACACCTACAATTATATAGGTTAGTCTTTTTTTGTGCGAATCCTTCGAGTTGAGTGGAGAGTCTTTGGATGAACGATCTATCAATATATAACATTACACAATGATACAGGAAAAATTGCGCGCTGTCAATATATTTTAAATATTTATGTCATATAAAAATGAGCAATCGCGGCAGATATGGCCGCAGCGAATACTAACCAGAATGCCTTCTGGAATGTAGTGGTTGTTCTAGAATTTTCTGCCACGGCGAAAGCCAAAGAATCCATTTTTTCAGATAGTTTATTGATTCTATCATATTGAGCGGAATGTTTTTGCTCAATGGCAAGAATCTTTTCTTCGGCCCGGGCAATTGAAATCATGGCATCAGCCATTTTGTCAATTTTTTCTTCGATTCGGTCGAGTCTAACGCTATTCTGTGGACTGTCCATTTAATTATTCCTGATCATTTAATTCGTAGTACTCTTTATATTCTAGTATAATAACTTTCTGTTCGCCGATATATCTTTTCATGTCTAAGACAGTCAGAGATAAATTTTCATAGTCGGGGTGATTGAGAGCAAACAATGCAATACTTTTCCCCTCACTTTTCAATTTATCCGCAACCTCTTCATAATTATCAGGCGTCACAACAATAAATTTGAAGTCATGCCATTCAACTGGAGCAGGCATACTCAGTTCAAGTGGTATTTTTTCCACAAAAACTTCTTCGGTTATTATACGTTCTTCTGGTTTCACTAAACTAGAGCAACCAGATAATACGACACTCGTTACAATACCAATTAATACTTTAATCATTTGTCAATTCCATAATGCCAGATTTCAAATCGTTTTCAATACTTTTATTTATAATACTTTCAATTAGTCCTGGCTTATTGGCTGCAAGAAATCCTAAATCATGTTTGGATAGTTTATCTCTTAATCCAGTAACCTCCAAACGCAGCTCTGCGCTCTTTGATTGTATGCGCGTATTGATCTCTTTGACTTCGACAATATTTGCATTTAATCGTTTTATCTCTCCGTCCTTACTATCGACAGCAGTAGATAATTTTGAATTGTTGATTTTTAGGGTGTCAATATTTGCTTGCAATCTCTGCATGTAAAACCAACCACCTGTAAGGATACCGATAATTGCTAATACTAGATAAATTTTTGCGCCTTTGAACATTGACAAAAAGAACATTGTGTACTACAAGTCTCTTTGCAGTATAAACATAGTTCCATACTGTTCATCTTGCAAGACAATTTTTTTCTTTGGATTTCTTTTGATATATTCTCTGATATCGGAGGCATCTTCTCTACGCAAAAATGGTTCCCAATGAGAATTTTTCTTCTTGCCTTTTAAGAATTTGTTATATGCGTCCGGTTTGACTTTGAACACTCTCATACCGGCAAACTTGGGTTTCCAAGGGGTTTCATTATAACCAGCCAAAGCAGCAGGAGAAGCTGCATTTGCAATTTCTTCAGTCAGTATGGAATTGTGATTTTTTTCTTCTTGCAAATTGATATAATCTATCAAAAGACTTTCCATTAAAATGACATCGGAATCTTTCAGTCCTTCATCATTTTCCTTTAACAATGCCATCGCAGCAGCATAGGTGGCAATCTTAGATGACCCGCCAGGAAATTTTGCAAGGATTCTCTTTAGATTAAAAATGATCTTATGGAAAGTAGTAAAGGCCTGTTTTTCAGATCGGGATTTTAACTGTCCAGATTTTTTCAACATTGTGCCCTTGGCATCAATTATACCAAGTTTAAAAGCATCTTGTTTGTCCCAATCAGCAGTCAATATTTTTATGAATTTATATGCAAGAAAAGCATTAAATACTCCGGCCATTAAATCTTATCCAATTCTTCTAAAATGTGATCATCTAATACCATATCAGACGTCTGTATTGTTATACCATTAACACCGGAAATCTTTGCCGGTAATTTATTTAAGAATTTCAAGAAACTGGATAATATGTAATATTGGTCAGAATCAATTTTCAAAAATAAAATTCGACTACACGCCTCATTACCCAAAACATTATATAAAACCACCAAATGATTTATAATCAATCTTTCTTTCAATATATCCTTAGTGTGATATTTATGAAAGAGTCTCTTAACGTACTTAATACGCTTCATATCGTTAAGAAACTCTTCCATATTGTGACACTGTGGATTATCATAAGATTTCATTTGGTAATTGAACACGTTAGACTCGTTCAACAACATAAAATTATTCATATTTTCACTTACTTATTATATTAGTCTTCTAATTTCTTAGAGGCCTTTTTCTTTGGAGCAGGAGTTTCTTTTTTTGCTACAGGAGTCAGGACATCAATTTTTGACTTGAGTCCTCTGTGTCCAGACAAGAGTTCGCCGGTTTCCGAATTTTTCCAACCAACATCTGTTGCTACAGGATTTTTCATCCATTTTTGAGGCGTTGCCCATTTTGGTAAATCTGCCATTTGTTTTTTCCTTATTAGTAATGTGTTATATTTATCTTATAGTTTTGTAGTTATCCACCGAACTGTTTGTGGTTATGATCTGCTACATGAACATGTGGCACACCTTTCGGGCCCTTGTCATCTTTTTTATGGACATGTCCTTGGGTTTTGATAACAGCTGCAGGTCCATTCTTTTCCGCATCTTGCCGGCGTTTGAGTTCTACTGCCCATTTTTTCGGAGAATACTTCTTCATTGTCCTATCAGACTGAGATCTAGTACCATCATCTTTTTTTGATTTGCTACCAGAAAACATTCGGTCAAATATTCTTTCTCTAAGTTTTCTATGTTGTTCTACTATCTTATCCAATAGAATTACTCCTTATACATATTCAATTCGTATGGACGCGATCCACCACGATTATAAACTTGTACTTGAATAGCTTTTCCTTTATTGCCCATCAATCTATAAGTATTTGTCTTACCATTAGACGGTTTTCTAGGACCCATACCAACTACTTCCATTCTTTCATCTGGTGTAATATCAATACCATACTTTAGTTTTGCTTGTGTTATTGCAGTATCAATCGCACTACCCAAAGTTTTGTGATATAGTTCATATCCCGAACCAGAGATTTCTTCAGTCACACCGGCGGCCCGCAAAGTTTCTGCGTCTTCCCACGAAATAGATTCGCCGCGGAACTTAATATCCAACATTTTTTCTGCTGATTTATTACCGACATGTTTTTTCAAAAGCATTGCAACATATTCTCTAGGATCCGTATCCATACTATTAATATAAGATTTCAGTTTATCTGGATGGCCAGTCTTTAACAGAGTTGCAACTCTCATAAATGCATTTTTGTCCATTCCACCGTTTTTTTTTGCATATGTCTCTAATTCTGCAGCTGCGGATTCCATATCTCCAGCAGACTCACCAAGATCGACTGATTCGTTTC